TTCTTTCTTCATCTGTAATATTCAATTTTGTTCCCACTTCTAATCCGGGAGTTAATCCCCTTTTGTGATTTAACAATCTACCCCTAACGAATCCTTCTGGTTGATTTTCGCAATATTTGCATTTTATACCATTATTCCACCATTTTTTATTTTTAGTCCAAGTATTTTTTCCTTTGTTGCTTTCAGATAGTTTTTCTTTCCACTGTTTTTCGCCTTCAGGTGTTCTAACTCTTTTTACTCCTTTTTGAGATTTGCTCATTCTATTTTTAGAAATATCAGAATGCCTTCCACCTTCACCACCTTCCTTAAGATTATATTGTGGTTTTAACCAAGAAATATAATGTTTTTCCAATTCATCAATATCATCATCTTCTCTTACTTCTTTGATACAAAGAATAGAAAAATTTTCAGAACCATATTTTTTTAAAGCTCTATGAAAATAATCTTTAGGCGAAATAGATGCTGATTTATGAGTAGAAAATCTCCAATTTATTGTCCTTGAAGTTTTTCCAATATAAAACTTGCCATTTATATTATTTGTAATTTTATAAATGAAACCCATTTCTAATACTTCATCTAACCTAATTATTTATCGTCTTTAATTCTCGAAAATCCTTTTATTTTTTCAAAAGTTATAGTCCTATCAAATTTATCTTCCAAACCAGTTTTATGCGAGATGACAAATATATTAGTATCTTTGACAACATATCTTATAATTTTAATGAATTCATCAGCACCAAATCCATCAAGGGAACCATCAAAAACTTCATCAAACATAAGAATATTGCAATTGGCAGAATTTTTTAATCTAGCAACCTCACGCCAAGCAAAAAGTAAACTTAAATCAATTCTTGCTTTCTCACCTTCACTAAAAGAAGCATAAGAAAAATCTTCGTGGATAGGAGATTTTATATATTCATTAAATTCGGCATCAAACTCAAAGTTAATATAAAAGTCCATCATCTGCAAGTAACGGTTAACTTGCTGATTTATCAGCGGTAGATACTTCTTGATGATTTTGGATTTTACTCCACCGTCTTTGAGTAAGCTATACGAAAAATCGTAATAGTTGATTGTGTCTTTTTTGGAAGCGAGTTCGTCGTATGTAGTTTTTAAGTTATCTTTGAAGGATTCTAACTTCTCATGTTCAGAATTTCTGTTTGCAAGGTTCTTGGTAAGAACTTGAATTTCTTGTTCAAGATTTCTGATTTGCCTTCGCAATCCATTAATCTTAGTATTGTTTTGAGAAATGCCATTCGTTAGTTTTGAAATCTCCTTCGATAGAGCGTTGAATTGACGCTCTCGCTCCTCTTCCTCTTTAATTGCCTCTTCTAGTTCTTTATAACCAGATTGCAACTCTTTTGCTTTATCTTGAGCGTCGGTAATTCTATTTACCCTGAACTCCTCATCAATGGATTGTGTACAAGTAGGGCATACCGTATTCTCTGTAAAGAACTTATGCTCTTTGGTAATTGTAGATACTTTCTGCGATATCTTACCTTTAAGGTTACCCAACTTACGAAGTTTCTCTGCATATCCAGTAATGGCATCTTGCTCACGAATGAATTCTCGAAGAGGTTCTTCATTGGAAGTATTCTCTTCCATATATTGTTCAATTTCTTTATCCAAATCGGTTATTTTCCGATTATTGTTGTTTATATTATCTTTACCACGATTCTCAAGTTCTTCAATAAACTCTTCCTGCATCTTGACTTTATCAAGAAGAGATTCTTTCTTAAGTTCAAAAACTTTTATTTCTTCCTTGACGGAACGAATCTTTTCTTTAATGAGAGAATTCATAGAAGAGAAGATTTTGATATCAAGCAAATCCTCAATCACTTCTCTGCGATTTGCTGCAGATAGTTGCATAAAAGGAACAAAAGTGCTACTACCCAAAATTACGATTTGAGTGAATGACTTATAGTTCATTTTAAGAACATTCTGCTCCAACCACTTTTGTTGATCTAAAGCAGCTGCTGATTGGTCCAATGCAGCACCATTTCTCCAGATTTCAAAAATAGCAGGTTTAATTCCACGAACTACTTTCCATTCAATATTGCCAATAGAAAATTCAACCTCAACTTTACAATCCTTTTCATTTACAGAATTGATAAGTTGAGGTTTGTTTATGCGCCTAAAACTGCGGCCAAATAAAGAAAAGCACAGAGCATCTAAAATAGTGCTTTTACCTGCACCATTAGTCCCAACAATCAAATTAGTTTTATTTTTTGTAAAATCAACTTCTGTTTCATGTTGTCCTGTGGAAAGAAAGTTACGCCACCTAATTTTTTTAAAGATAAGCATTGATGTATGAAATCATATTGTAAAGGATTTTTGTGTCTTCTTTTACTAATCCAAGAGATGTATTGCAGCAGCGACACAGTAAAGATCTAACCTCACCAGTAGTATGATTATGATCTATTTGCGGAACATCCATTTCACACTCGCATATTTTACACTTATTATTCTGCTCCAATACCATAGCAGAAAATTCTTCAGTAGTCAACCCAAAACGATTTTTTAATCTATATTGCTGCCTCCACTCAAATGTATTGCAAGGATTTTTTTCTCTTCTTTTCCTTTTTTTATCTTCATCAAGAAATTTATATTTTTCTTTTTGATATTCTCTCATACATTCTTTACAAAAGGATTTGAGAATTGGTGCATATTTTCCTTGTTTTGCTACATGAAAATCTGATAATGATTTCTCAACTCCGCATTTATTACATACTTTCATAGTGGAATAACTTTTATAAGTATTTAGTTATTCCACTATTTAAATAAAATCATGTTCAATATCAGGAGGAATCACAATGTCATTTGGAGTAATAATAGTATACATGTAATCATGTAGTTCGCATGTTTTAATCATCACATCATCTTCTATTTCTATGACGTGCATTTCTGGACAATCATTTTCTTCTAACATCATAGCATATCGAACAGCATCATCTTCTTCTTCGAAAAGATAAAGGATTTGTTCTCCTTCATCATTCGTTACTGAATATGCACCTTCGGTCTCTCTACCATTGATTGTTAAGATAAACATCTTAGATCAGTTCACATGCTTCCTGATAAATTTCTTGGATTACTTTTTGCACTATCGATTTATCAAGATTAATTTCTGCCTCCTCAATATATCTATTCAAGATAGAAAGAGTGTCTTCCGATTCAAATACTTCAAAATTTTCAGATTCTTGAATTGCAAAATTTTCTACAATTTTTAATTCGGAAATTCCAGAACTATAAAGTTTATCAACAAACTTTTCAAACTTTTTGGTATCTGTTTTCTTACGAACAATAATTCTTACAATTTTGTTTTCATACTCACGAGTATCAAAAGTCTGATAGTTTGTATCCTCGTAGTAAATGTTATAAAAAAGTCGATAAGGATTATTAACAGGTTCGTGAGTTACTGTTTCTGTGTCAAAAATGTGAAATCCGCGAGTATCATTCACATCATTCCAGAACATCTCATAAGGATTTCCTAGATAGAAGACTGTTCCGTTGTCCGATCTAGTGTGATAGTGTCCCGAGTAGACCCTACTGAACTTACCAAATAGTTTGCTCTCCAAACCATGCTCCATGACAATTTGTTTATTAACTCGGAATCCTTGGAGCTCAAAATGCCCCAGCGAACACTTGCAATTTGTCTTTTCAATAAGTTTAAGAGTTTCTTCTTCATTTTCTTTATTAATCCATGGACATAACAAAACATTTAAACCAGCTATTACAGTTTCTACTGGTTTTGAATGCACTTTTATATTTTTATATTCAGTTAAGAGTAAATCTGACGCATTAACCTCATTAGTATTTTTATAATAACAATCATGATTTCCCGCAATCAAATGAACTTCAATATTTCTTTTTAAAAGTTCATTAAAAAATACCCTTTTAGACCAGGAAAGAGCAGCAAAATCAATCCCCTTTCTACTATCAAAACAATCTCCCATGTGAACCAAATGTTTAATATTTCGTTCATCTAGAGTTGGAAAAAAAACTTCTCTGTAAAATCTTTCAAAATAATCATGAAATAATTTGGAGTTTTTGCGACAACCGAAATGAGTATCAGTTATTATGGCTATTTCCATTTTTTTCTATTTTCCTCCCAAGGAAGCATTTGAAGATTCTCTATTCTACTACAATACTCCGCAGATAGTTTTTTGTCAAAGCATTCTTTTACAGATTGAATGTGATCTATCTGATATCCACCTTTTACTCCTGTCACACATCTTGGTAGGTCATCTGGATTTATAATATGTTTATTTTCATCATATACTATTTCTGTAAGATAACTAACTTTTCCCCTAAACCTTCTAAATTCAGATAAATCATATCCTCTTTTTTCTTTGCATGTTTGAGACATTTTTATTTTCGTCTCTTCACTTCTTGGTCCCGTCTTTTTTCCCTTATTCCAAGGTTCCACCCCATGCATAGGATTTTTTTCACCTTGATTGTTTTTTCGCATCTTTTCTAATGTTTCATTAGAATGTTTTTGCAATCCTTTTTTACCTTTATTCCAAGGTATTGTTCCTTTTTTACCAGACATCAATATCTCAACTTACTGTGGACATTATCCTTAATACTATTATAATCCGAATAATCAGAACCGTCAAGACTGCCACTTTCAAACACTTCAGAAAACCCAGAACGCTCAAGGATCTTATTCTTGATTTCCAGTTGACGTTTTTCTCTTTGGATACGGCGAAGGAAAGCGTAGTGAATGATTTGAGTAAAGTAAGCAAAAGGATTTTGTGACTTCTCTGGATTAAAATTGTGAATGTATTGAACACAGTTTTCAATACCATCCGAAATCATATCCTCTTTGAACATGTAGTTGACAAAGTTAGGTTTAAATGATAGGTGATTAGCAATCTTCAAGAAGCACTCTCCAATGTAACGGGGAATAGGAGGCTTTGGCTTGTTCTGTAGTACTGCAATTTCCTTATCTTCACGATACTTAATTAGAGCAGCAAGAAATTCTTTGTTGTTGACGTAATGCTCTGACCTCTTTCTCTTGGTCATAACTGCTGTGGATATCATAAGTTTTTATCATTATTATGTATAGATTATAGCATCTATACAAATAGTTGACAAGGTATCAAAAACCTTGTACAATTACCTTTGTGGAGGTTGATAAGATTAACTTTAGCTATTTTTATAGAGCTTCTCTAAGAGCTCTTTAGCATCATTAACATTAGCAAGATATCCCATTCTACGATTAATTTTAGAGTGATTGCCTTCTTTTGTAGATTGACGTACATAATTTTGATACATCATTATCATTTCTATATCTGAAGATTCAGACATTGTTAATACATC